ATGGATATCCCCGCACCATTACGTACGTCCATGAGAAAGGACCAACCGACTACGTCGTATCTTTTGGAAATGGTGAAGACATTCGATGTGATGGTGGCCATCTTTGGACTGTCTATGATCGATCTTGTGCTCAGTGGAGAACCCTGACAACCACCAAAATGGCGAACCAAAAATACTTCAGTGGGGATAGATCTCGTTTTCAAGTTCCATCTATCGACCCGCTTCAATTCGATAAGAAATCGCTCGCATTAGATCCTTACGTTCTCGGGGTTTGGCTCGGAGATGGAACACGAGGTCTTCCAGTCCTAAACATGGCTCCCGGAGACGACAACGTTCCACAAGAATTAGAAAGGCGTGGATATCCTCGAAAATCTGCTGAATCCCACTCTACGACGGGGGTCATACGGTCGTCGTTTGCTGGACCGAAAATCGGCGGCGGACTTTCTCTTTCTCGACTTCGTAATGAACTCAATACTATTGGAGTTCTTCACGACAAACGAATTCCATCGGATTATCTTCAAGGGTCTTTCGATCAACGACTAGATCTGCTTTCAGGGTTGATGGACACCGATGGTCATGTCGATACAGGAAATGGTCGATGTCGTTTCGTAAATACCAACATGGATCTTCTCAATGGAGTCTACGATCTCGCAGCATCCCTCGGTTTCAAACCCTATCTGATGATTGGAGGAGTCCCCACTTCCGGCTACGGCGGAAATCTCATTGCCGGGACCGTTGGATTCAATCCAACTTTTCCTCTTCGGACCGTTCTCCCTCGTCGCCAGATAAAACGATTTCCAGTTGAACGTCGCATCGGAATCGTTTCGATCGTCGAAGACCCGAACGGAGAAATCGGAAACTGCATTCGGGTGGATCATCCAGACGGTCTCTACCTTGTCGGTCGATCCCTACTACCCACTCACAATTCGGTCCACGTCTCCGAGCAACTCCCAGCCTTCTATCTGGGTCGCAATCCAGACCGCCGTGTGATGCAAGTCTCCCACACCGCCGATCTCGCTTTCACATTCTCCCGACGCGTCCGCAACAAGATTCTCGATCCCCGATGGCCCTTCCCAAACGTGACCGTGGCAGGTGATAAATCCGCGGTCAAGGCTTGGGACATCGCCGGTCGTCTCGGCGGATACCTCGCCGTCGGCGTCGGAGGCTCCCCCGCTGGTCATGGAGCAAACCTCATCATTATTGACGACCCCATCGGATCAATCGCCATCGCCGAATCCGAAGCGAGCCGTGAGGCTCTCTGGGAGTGGTATCAAGGCACGATACGGGACCGCCTCGAACCAAGAGGCTCGATGATCGTCTGCTCGACTCGCTGGCACGAAGACGACCTCACGGGCCACCTTCTCTCCGAGATGCGAACCGGGGGAGAAGTCTGGCGTCATCTCCATCTCCCCGCGCTTCGGCTTCGCCGAGATTCGGGTGGAACCGCCGCCGTCTCCGACGCCAAGGCGAATTGGGCCGCCGAGGGCGAAGCCCTCTGGCCCGAACGATGGCCCGTCGAAGCTCTCCTCTCGATCAAAAAGGCCGTCGGTTCCCGTGTCTGGTCCGCTCGTTTCCAGGGCTCCCCGTCTCCCCTCGAAGGAGGCCTCCTCCAACGATCCTGGTGGAAATTCTATAGAACTCCCCCAACGAAGTTGCGCGGTCACATCATCTCCGCCGATATGGCGTTCCGTGAGACGAAGGAAGGATCATATGTCGTCTTTCAGGTCTGGGCCTGCCTCGGCGCAGATCGCTATCTCCTCGATCAACTTCGTTTCCGTGGGGACTTCCTTGCGATGCTCACGATGTTCGAGGGCTTTTGCCGAAAGTGGCCTCAGGCTCGAACGAAGCTCGTCGAGAATAAGGCGAACGGACCTGCTGTTGTCGCTTCGCTTCGATCCAAAATATCCGGAATCGTCGAGATCAACCCGGTTGGTGGTAAGCTCGCGCGCGCAAGCGCAATCTCCGCTCAGGTGGAGTCTGGAAACGTCTATCTCCCTGATCCAGAGCTCCATCCTTGGGTCTACGATTTCATCGAAGAATCTGCATCCTTCCCTCACGGATCCCATGACGATCAAGTGGATGCGATGTCTCAAGCGCTGTCACGCCTAGAAATTATCACTCCTCCGGCGATACCTCCGACCGTCCTTTCCTCTTCCAATCCCTTCGCTCGTCTCTCACGACTTGGAGGTCTTTCCCGTGCCAGTCTCCGTAGCTTCGCGAACCGGTGACTTCGAAATCCTATCGTCGATAGCCGAAGGACGAGACTTCGTCACTCTATCGTCGAAATCCGAAGGACGAGACTCCGTCATTCCTAAAAGACGTATAGCCGAAGGACGAGAAGACCGCGTTCCCCTCGGGTCACCACTGGACCCGCCGCCCGCTTCGCTGAGGGTTCCAGAAAGGATTACGAAGTAATGGCTTCAATCCTCTCCAAATTCTCCTCAATCTTTTCTCCTACCCCGTTAGGAGGACCCCTTCCTCCAGCTCCCGTTCCCAATGAGCCCATCAAACTTGCGGAACGGAGGGTCCGCCCTGGACTCGCCCCACTCTCCAGCCCTGGTGTCGTTTCCTATTCCGGAATCCTTCACTACCCCACTGAACGAGATCGGGCCTGGTCTGACCAATTCGCCCGTGATCAGACGATCATTGAGATGTCGAACAATCCCATTATTGGTGGAGTTCTCCGTCAAATCACCATGTTCATTCGGAAGGTGGACTGGACTCTCGAGCCTGCGGACGACTCCGCGCGTGCGAAGAATATCCGAGATTTCTATCAAGATCAGCTGGACGGGATGGAAAATCTCTGGCCCGGAGAGACAATGCCCCAGATCCTCACCTTCTTGACCTGGGGCTGGTCCGTCCTTGAAATCATCTACAAACGACTTCCCTCCGGTGGAATCGGTTGGAAGGAATGGCGTCTCATTCCTCAAGAGACTCGATGGGGATGGGATTTCGACAACTTTGGAAAAGCGACCCATCTGGTTCAGCTGGACCCCCAAACCTTCAAGGAAATCCGCGTTCCCCTGGAGCGCTGTCTGCACATTCGTGATACCGCCCGAAATAATTCGCCCGAGGGTTTCACCCTCCTCCGGATTGCCTACGACGCTTACTTCTATCGCACTGGATTTCAACAACTGGAAGGAACGCTTTTCGAACGTTACGGTGGAGTTCAGGTTGCTCGTCTGCCTGCGGCGGATATGGAAGCGAACACGGAGGCGTACCAGGAGCTGAAGCGTATCGTCACTACCCTCGGTATCAATGCTCAGACTGGACTCGTCCTCGCCTCCGATCGAGATCCCTCAACCAACGAGTTCTACCAAGACTTCGAGATTGAAGCTCCCGCCTCCGGCGCTACCGTCCCTTCGGCCGATCCAATTATCACGCGGTACGCGAACGAGATGGTCGGAGTCTTCGGCGCCGCCGTCACGCGAACCGGTCAAGATGGCTCCGGTTCGTACGCCCTCGCTGACGTCCAGTCCGAAATATTCCAGCGGAATATGGACGCCTACCTGGACCTCATGGGCGACAATATCCAGAATCAGGTTTTCCCTCGTCTCGCCGCGATGCCGTACAATGACATCCCATTAGAGCTCATCCCAAAGCTCAAGCATGGTCGCCTCGACCGCATCTCACTCGCGGAGCTCGGCGCTTATCTCGTTTCGCTCGCGCAGGCTGGAATCATCTTTGACTCCGCCTCTCTTCGTGAGTACACTCACGATCGAGCCCAGCTCCCAATTCCTTCTGAGGAGGAGGTCCAGACAGAAATCGACGCCGAGCGCGCCCGACAAGACGAGGCCTCACAGCAGAAGATCTCCCCTCTCCAATCGCAACAAGGAAACAGCGAATTGCCGAAACGTGGCGTAGCCACGGACGCTCAGAAGTCCGTCCAGGACGCAGTTCCCGACAAGACCAAAACCCGTGTAAATTGATGACCCTGATGGCTTGCATTCCCCGCCAAGGTGGCGTATACTGGCCGGGGACATCTTCTCGCTCATTCGTCGAAAAGACCTTTTTCCCTTCGGGATCTCCTAGGGTGGATTTCCTGAAGCCAAAAGGAATCCAGATGCCCAAGGTCTTAGACCTCTCTGAATCCCAGGTCTGGCTCGCCGAAAGAAACCCTACGGGTTTCTTGGTCGCTCTTTGGCTGTCTCCTGAGAGAGCAGCGAAGCTCGCAGCCCCCGGTGGTGAGGATGCTGCGTCACTTCATGTGACGCTGGCGTATTGCGGCGATGCCGCTGAAATGGATGAACTCACCCAAGTTCGAGCGATTGCTGCTATTGATGAGATCGTTCGCTATCGCGATAAGCTGGAAGGCACGATATCTGGATATGGTCGCTTTGTCTCCTCCGGTGAAGACAATGGTAAGGACGTCTTCTACGCTTCTCCAGACGTTCCTCAACTCGCTGAACTCCGACAATGTATCGTCGATTGTCTGATGGGTAAGGGAGTTTCAGTCTCCTCTGATCATGGATTCGTGCCCCACATTACATTGGCGTACCTCGATCCCGAGGAACTTAATCCTCTTCTCGAGATCGAGGATACGTCTCTCTCTTTTGATGCTGTGACCGTTATGTCCGGTTCCCGGCGGATCGATATTCCATTTTGGACTCCCGAACCTTCGGTGTACATGTCTGAATCCTATGAGCTTCCACTGGACTCTCCGTTAGGAGCGAGTCCAGCGCGGGCGCTCTTTGGAGACTTCAATAAGGAATGGATTCCCTTTCTCCCGAAGCCCGGAAAATACCAACACGAAGTGTTTGGAAATCTGGATTTCACTGCGGATACCTACACCCAGATTCTCAAGAATTTTGATGACTATGTCTTCAAGCAAGATCTCCCGATCAAGGCGACGCACACAGATCCGGCCGCAGGCGCGGTAGGCTGGATTCGGCCCGGAGGTCTCCGACTTGCAGAAGACGGATCCGTTGAGGCGAAGCCAGAGTGGAACGAGCTTGGAAAAGGACTGGTGGAAGACGATCGGTTTCTCTACACAAGTGCTGAATTCTGTAAGATCTGGACTAATCCGGTCACTCAAGAGAAGATTCCGAACGTTGCCGTCGGTCTTGCTCTCGTTACTCGTCCCCACTTCAAAACCGACGTCCTATCTCCTCTCTCGGAAGGTGAGGCCTTAGCCTTCGGCTCCGCCGAATCGGTGTCGTTCGGAAAGACGAATGTAGTTTTGGGAATCAGCGATGGAGAGACATCGGTTTCTCCCAAGTCTAGCGAAGCTGGCGAAGCCAGGGAAGGATCTACAATGATCGAGCCTGAAGTAAAAGGTATTACTCCGCCGGAGGTGACTCCATCCGCTGTTACGACTGCGGCGCCAGCCGCCGCAAATCCACTGGATCCGAATAATTCAGTCGTCTTGAGCGACTTGACGCAGGTCGTCATTACCGCCGAGCAGCGCAATCGGGAACGTCAACTGTTCTCCGATCTCAATACTCGGGTGGAACTCGCTGAGCGCCGCGCAACGAAGGCCGAAGCTGAATTGGCTGAGAAGAAGAAGGAACACCTCATCGATAAGTTTACTGCTGAAGTCATCGGGCGTTCCGCTGAGAACGGTCAGCCGTGGTTCGGCGATCCAAAGGCGAATGTGAACCATCTCGTCAGTCTCGCCGAGACCTACGGTGAAGATTCTTCCGAAGTCCGATGGGCTGTGACGCAGAAGCGCAATGAAGCCGCTGCGATCCGCAACACTGGAATTTTCGATCCAATCTCCGTTGGCGCGGGGAATGAGGGCGCATCGGCTACTGCTCAAATCACACGTTTCGCAGAGCAGAATCGGCAGGCAGATCCAAATCTCACGATGGAGCAGGCTGTCTCTAAGGCGTACGAGGACAATCCCGATCTCTATGTTCGATCACTGAAGAAGTAACGACTTCGTCGCCTTCGGCGCTCCAGCAATCTACGATGGAGATCGGTGAAATTCGTTAAAACATCGGAGTATGGAGCAAAGACTGCCGAAGGCAGGAGGGACAGAGATGCGGAAACTCGTAACGTTCAATCGAGTCCTACTCGTCTTTTCATTCGCCCTTCTGACACTGGCCGGGGGCGCTCGGTTCCTCCCTCAATCGGATAATGCTCTCGCCGGAGCAGCGATCGTCGGGAATCCAAAGGAATCGACCGACCGTCTTCTCATCTCCAGTGGAGGAGACGACCGAGTCAAGAGGGTCGTCTATTTCGACACAGGAAGCCATGCCTCTGGAGGCGTGAATACTCCAGTCGCTTCGGCGAAAGTCTGTGGTCTCGCTGGAATCTTCCACTACGCCGAAGTTCAATTCACCGGAACGCTGGCTGGAACAAATCCAACGCTCACCATTCTCTGGCAGAACAGTAAAGACAACGGGACTTCTTGGTCGAACGTCGGAACATGGACGACTATCAATGCGACCGTGACTCCAGCTGTTCAGTCTCAAACTGTATCAGATCACGCTGAAGAAGTCCTGATGAACGCCAATACCCCTGTCGTCACGCCCGCTGTGATGTACGGTGATTGTTGGCGTGTGACGTATACGATGACGGGCACCGGAAATCCAGCTGGAGTCTTTAAGGTCATCGGCGCTGAGAAGTAGCGGCTTCGCCGCCTAACGACCGTTTTCCCTCCGGGGAGTCGAGTGGACTCCCCACCAAATCACGTCGCGATAGGAGTGTCGAAGATGGCGTACGAAATTCCTGGTTTTGTTCTCGGTACGCTGGTCGCTGGAGATGATCTCTCTGCTGCACAATATCGGTTCGTTGTTGGAACTGCTGCAGACAATGTTGGAGTTTGTGGCGCTGGGCTCCAACCTCTTGGATCGCTGAATAACGCACCCGTCGAAGGTGGAGTCTGCGAAATCGTTACCTCCGGCGTAGCGAAAGTCATTTGCGACGATACCGTCGCAGAATTTGGCCAGATCGAAGTTGGAGCCAGCGGCGGTGCTGACACTCTTTCCGCTGGTTTCAGTGTCGGGATGGCCCTTGAAGCGGGTGTCGTCGGTCAGGTCATCTCAGTGAGACTCGGAGACTATGGTAAGTAATCCGCTTCGCGGATAACGACGAAGTCAAGGGTGAGGATCTGGTCTAAGAAATCTGCGCGGCAGATGGAGGTACACTGAAGTGGCTAATCCGCTCGGTACGGAATTTCTCTCGATCCCTCTTCGCTCATTTTCTGTCGCGCAGATGCAGTCGTCAACGTCTTTTGTCGCTCGACGAATCCTCACGAAGATTCCCGTAACTCAACAGTCCGCACCGTACTACGTCTATCCGACCGGAGACTGGATGCGGGTGGAAGTGCAGCCACTCGGCCGCGGATCAGAATCGGCTGGAGGCGGCTGGCATCTCTCCGATGACAACTACAACGCGAAGGTCTATTCGATCCACAAGGACAACGACTCTCAGGACTACGCGAACGCGAACGCCGCAGGAATCCTCAACCTGGATCAAGACGCCACCGCTTACGTGACTGAACAGCTTCAGATGTTCGAAGACATTAGATTCCGTGACACGTTCATGCCCGACGCTGGGGGCGTCTGGACGGTTGAATTCACCGGTACGTCTGCAGTTCCAGGAGCTGGTGAAT